AGCAGAGAAAGATCTAGCCTTTAATGCTTCCTCTCTAATTCTACCTAGCTCTGTTAAATGACCACCGTAATTGACACCATATTTTTTATTACGTTCTTCTTTTAATTCTCCTATGTATTTAACTACATGAGGATATAATTTAGGGTTCTGTAATTGACTGGCTTGTGATCTAGCTGTGTCTTTAGAATAGCCAGCTTCAATAGCACATTCATAAGCAAATTTACGGCCTTCAAAGTATATTAATAACTCTGCAAATTTCATTTGCATAGGTGTAAGTCTTGATGGTAATCCAGGCTTTTTCTTTTGTTCTGTATCCATAATTGACAATATAAATATAATGTCTTATAAAGTCAAACATGAAAGATAAGCGTATTTATGACAAATTAAAAGACCATGGCAACGATATTTCTTACGAAAATGAGTTTAAGCACTCTATTAAAGAAGATAGAGGGACAAATGATCTTTCTTATCAGATTGAAATGTTAACTAAACAGAAAGAATATTTGCAAAAACAGTGTCGTAAGGCAGGTCATGCTATTCTAGATTTAGAAGTAATTAATAGCGGTCTTAAAAAAGACATTGATAGACTTGCAGAAGAAAATGATAATTTAAGAACAATGATAGGAAAAAAATAATGTTGAAAGGTAGAGATTTAATGCCAATCTTAGAAAGGTTTCTAGGACCGAAGATGAAAGGTAGTGTAGTTCAAGATGCTCGTGTTCAAATACGAACACCTGACGGAAGACATTATGATATTCAATCAATTAATTTAGTTGAAAATAAAATTTTAGGTGCTAGAGAAACACATCGATTAGTGATTTCAACACACGAAGAAGTATCAAAAATGGGTAAACCCACCTTGATTTTGTAAGCAACTGTTTAGGTCATTATTTAATGAAACCTGAAACAAAATTATGGCATGATCTTAAGAATATTACACCGACTATTTCGTGGACTAGACTTGAAAATACTAGCGTATTGGGGACTCCCGATCTATTGGGCTATAATAGTTCTGGCAAGTTTTTCACTGTTGAGCTCAAGTTAACATCCCTAAACAAAATCCATTTTTCACCTCATCAAATTAGCTTCCATTTAAGACATCCACAGAACAGTTTTATCCTTGCCAGGCACAGGACTCATGGTGCCTGCAAAATGTTTTCAGGTGCTAGTATCTTGGATCTTGTTGCTTGCGGCTTTAAATTAGATAATGCTTGCTGCTTGTCGCTTGCTGCTTGCAGCTCTTATCTTGATAGCTTGTAGCTTGTTGCTTGTAGCTTCCATGCTTGTTGCTTGTTGCTTCTTTAGAATCATTCTAATCTGCTTTTTACAGCTTGTTGCTTGTTGCTTGTAACCATTATCAAGCAACCACTGAGCGTGGAGCTTTAATATATTGAGGCCGTAGCCCTCGAGCTGCCGGCTCATTAGTGTTTCCCATAGCTGACGTTTTTAACATCTTTATTCCAACAAGCTCGACAGTCAAGACACTTCCCACCCTGGGAAGGTGCTAGGCAGCTTGCGCTTCCATCGGTTACAACTGTTGAGCTATGAGACCAGGCGTTGCCCGCTGTGCCGTTAACCTTCGCAGCGGATAGTCTTATTATTAAATTGTCGGGCACATCTCCAGGATCTGGCAAGTATTGCCGCTCTTGAGTCGGCAGCCAGTGCTGCGTGTCCGGGGTGAGCTTGCATACTTCTATTATTTTGGCCATATGCTCTGAGCTCTGGACGTCTCCGGCGTCATGCCACCTGAACCACTTCTGGCGCTTGATCTGTGCAGCCATAGCTTCAACCCATAATGGGTTTTTAATAGAATCTAGGCGCCTGTACTGAGCTGCCTTAATTGCGGGGTATCTTGTATAGTTACCCTTTAAAGCATAGCAGCCAAAGCAAGGAGAGCCAGGAATTTTCCTGAGCTTGCTGCCTGTTTGACAAGCCCATGCTGGCAAGCTGTAACTGAGCCCAGGCATTTTTGAAGTACGGGTCAATGACTCTGTTATTTTTTTTGCGTCTTTTACTTTCATAATATCCTTTCTTTTACTATCTTATAAAGTCTTATAATTAAATTGTCAAGTAGCCCCAGCAGCTGCTTGTTGCTTGCTGCTTTTACGCTTGTTGCTTGTTGCTTGTAGCTTATTTTTTTTCTTAATTTTAAGCACAACCTGCAGTAGCATTCCGGGTGGTACTGATAATAGGGCGCCAGCGAGCTGCTGGCGCCTTGCTTAGTTATTTTATTTGCCATTATATTCTTTAAACAATTGCTTAACGAATTTAATTAAATCTTTAAATTCCTGGTTAGGGTCAACTGTCAACCAATCAACCCTAGAATTAATTTCTAGGGCTTTGATTATTTCTTTTTCTAGCTGCGATTTATTCATCATGGCAAATGTCACAATCTTCAGTTCGCTCTTCATGTTCCTTGCCCTCGACAGGAACCTGCCCGCTGCCATCACAGTTCGGGCAAGGTTCTATTTCAAACAAATCACTTGTAATTGCTTTTTCCATTAAAACCCTTTACGCTCTAGAGCTGCAAGCATTTGATCTTGATCAACAGCTGATGGCTGCCCCGTCACATTGTGCCAAGTTCCATCTCTATTGACTTTCAAAATGTCAGTAGCATAAACGCTGCCGGCTTCAGAGAACATTCCAACCTCCTCACCATTTGACCAAATCAAAATAGTTTTTTTTAGGCCTTTCCCTTGCTTTGGACTCTCCAACAACTTTCCGCTGATGGGTGTGCCGAGCTGCTTGCTAAGGATCTTATCTCCTTTTTTTAGATCTTCATATTTCATATGTTACCTTTCGTTAATAAATGAATCTTATAATATCCTATAATAATTGTCAAGCCTTAAGCTGGGAGCTTGCTGGAGCTGCCTGTTGCTTGTTGCTTTTTTGAATAAAAAAAAAAATAAAGAGACAGCGAGCTGCTGGCTGCATGCTTGTTGCTTTTTATAATAAAAAAAATAATGACTCAGCAAGCTCACCAGGTCCCCCAGTAATTCTTTTTGAATATTCGTGATATCAGTAGAGCTCCTCCAGGTCCTGGAAGTAATTCTTTTTGCTTGTAGCTTGTGGCTTGTATAAATCATAAATTTTTTTGTGTGATATTTTTGCAACACTTTTGGTTAGGCTAGTTGATAAGACTAGCCTAAAAACGAAAGCACCGAGAATACTCTCGGAAAGTCCTATATAATAAGCTTGACTATAATTACAATAGCTTTATAAATTTAATCTTAACGAAAGGAAATAAATATGAGTAGAATAAGACTAAATAATGAGAAACGAGATAAACTATTTAAGGTTGCTCGTAATTTCAGAATGAATGATAATACTGATGTTAAACTTGAAAAAATGCGTCAAGCCAAAGAGAATTGCGATAATGACTTGCCAAAGTTTTTTGGAGTTGCAAAAAATATCGTTCAAAGGGCATATCCAGTTGAGCATTGCAATACTTTAAATTATTTTAAGGGATTGTATGGTTCCCCTTGTGATGTTGTTGCAAAAGACAGTTGTTATTATTTTGCATATACTGACCAAGATCAAGTTGATGATAATGGAAAACCAATAGAGAATAAAAAACATTTTGATTTTAAATTAAATGGTTCTCTAAATGGTAGTGAGTATAATCGTGATCACACTTTTGCTTATGCCTATTATCGTGATGAGTTGATCGCTAATGATTGCAACCCAGATATTGAGATTGAGCAAGAGGATAATCAGAATAACCCACACTTAACAAAGCATGTTGATAAGTGTGATAAGTTTTTAGGTTTTTCAAATAGTAGTGATAATGATATTTCACTTTCAAAAGAGTGGCAAAATAAATATCAAGTTGATGTTATTGGGACATCTTATTGTCGTTCTCGTTCTATTGCTTGTACTTATGATGAATTTCAATCAATGGAAAAAATGCTAATTTGTAAATCAAATCTAGTTGAGGCACATAGACAATTCATCAAGGGTGTTATTGCTGACATGAATGATGTTAAGGGTGTTTTAAAAGAAATGAAATACCTAGAGGGTGGTGTTGAATTCGTGAATGAATTTGCACAATCTAATATTGTTGATGAGGCACAAATTATCAGAAGCGAGGGCATGGGGTTGACTATTTATAACCCAGAAAACGCACTCCAAAGGATAATGGAAAGACGAAAAGCACAACCTACACGAGAAGAAAAAATAGCAATAGCCTTAAAAATGCAACAAGATAATGCACTAAATTAAGACTATTGACAATCTGGGATATTTTAATAATATCCCAGATAACGAAAGGATAAAAAATGGATAAACTAAAACACGATACTTTAAAAGTGGGTGACACTTTTAAAATTTCATACACTCCAAGAACTCACAATTCAGAGGTTATAGATGTAGTTGATGAGTTTCAGTTGCAACCAATTTTTAGAAATGCGACTTGGAATGATGATTGCGAGATATCAAAGCATAAAACAAAAGGTCATAATTACATAAGATACTTTGATGTAATGCAAGATAGCATGAGGACAGCTTCTACTGAATTTGGTAGAGCATTTATAACTTTAAATGGCAAAAGTTATATTTTAAATAAACACGATAACTTAAACGAAAGTGAGAATAATGATTGATAAAGTAAATGTAGATACAAACTTGATGTTTTTTAATAGAGATAAAGGCAAAAAAGTTTATGAAATCCAAACAGAAATTCAGCGATATTTAACTTTTCAAGTTGTTGCTGATAATTCAGATGAGGCTTTTGAAAAATATCTTGATCATGCAAAAGTTGATGTTGTTGATGATAGCTTTTCAACAGAAATAGTCTTATCTGATCAAAAAGAATATGACCAATATCACGACACAGTTTGTATTGGTACTATTAAAGTTGATGATGATGATGAGGCTTATGTTAGTTGTGAAATAGAAAAAGATAAACCTCTAATCTTAACAAAAGAAATGGAGGTAAAATAATGAATATCTTTAATATACTTTTATATTCTGGAATCTTCCTAATGGTAGGGGGGTTCCTTTTGTTTCTCTATTCTGAAATGAAAGAACGAGAGATAGATAGAAAACTAGCCGAGAACCAAAGGTTCATTGACGCATTGTTGAGAGCTCAACAAGTCCAAAATATACGAAAGGATATTCGTAAATGAAACGATTTTGCCAGAACCCTTTATGCTATGCTAATGATACTCAAGATAGATTGAGAGGTATAAAGGGGCAAAAGGTTTATCAGAATAGAGTTGTCAATAATAACTATTACTATGGTTGTTGTACTCAAAGATGTCTTAATGACTTCCTTGAAATTAACATTAATCGTATTATTAATTATATTGGTGCCTTAACTGAAACACCTACACGACCACAACAACAATCTATTACTTATCATGAGTATAGAGAGTTGTTAAAAGCCAAAAGAGATAATCAATAACTTGTTGCGAGGGGCTTGTTGCCCCTCGCTTTTTTTCTGGTACCTCAATAGAGGTACCAGAACCATTCCCAAAAAAGTAAAGTACGAAGTACCTTATTACCTTTTTAATAGAAAGGGATCCTAATGTTAGGTATAATTATGTTGATTTAGACATTCAATGTCGGTAAAAACGTTTCGGAGTCCCATAAGGATACTTATGCAAATTGATATTAAAAAAATTTTAAAAAAAGATATAGATAATTTACCCCCTGAAACTCGAAGAGAATTAAAAAAATATTTAATACAAAAAGATATTAAACAAAAACATTCTTTGATTAAGAGTGACTTTATGACATTTGTAAAACATATGTGGCCAGATTTTATAGAGGGGTCCCATCATAAAATTATTGCAGAAAAATTTAATAATTTAAAATCTGGAAAAGTTAAGAGACTCATTGTAAACATGCCACCCCGTCATACAAAATCTGAATTTGCATCTTTTCTACTACCTGCTTGGATGATTGGTAACAGACCAAAATTAAAAATTATTCAAGCAACACACACAGCAGAACTTGCTGTAAGGTTTGGTCGTAAGGCTAAACATTTAATGGACAGTGAAGAATACAAAGAAGTTTTTCCAACTAGACTACAAGAAGATAGTAAAGCAGCCGGTCGCTGGGAAACAGCACAAGGCGGAGAATATTTTGCAGTTGGTGTCGAAGGTGCTGTTACAGGTCGTGGTGCAGATTTACTTATCATTGATGATCCACACTCGGAACAAGATGCTATGAATGCTAAATCTTTAGAGCGTGCTTACGAATGGTATACATCTGGTCCTAGACAACGTTTGCAACCTGGCGGAATGATTGTACTTGTTATGACAAGATGGAACACAAAAGATCTAACAGGAATGTTACAAGCTGCACAAAAAGAACCTAAGGCAGACCAATGGGAAGTTGTAGAATTTCCAGCAATACTTCCAAGTGGTCAACCTGTGTGGCCAGAGTATTGGGAGGTTGAACAATTACTAGGTGTTAAAGCTTCTGTTGCATTACCTAAATGGAATGCTCAGTATATGCAAAACCCAACTTCAGAAGAAGGAGCTTTAATTAAAAGAGATTG